ACCTTATGAATCCAGAACAACGAACGCTAATTTAACTTTAATAAAAGGAGATTTTAGTGGGTAAAGCTGTGAAAAAAAGCAGTGAAGAAGCATTAGACCAGGCGTTGGACAAGCTAGTTATGCTTGCGCCAAATAAAAAAACTTATGATGAGTTAACCAGTTTGATGTTTCAGTTGTATTGTGGAAATGACTATGGCTTAGGAAATTTCAGTTTATCTTTTCTCGACAAGATCGAGTCTAGATGGCAATCAGGTAGAAAGAAGATAGCTCAGGCTAAAGGTTTAAAGTTGGTTGTCACAAATGCGTAGCCACGGTGTAATCCATAATCCATATCTTTTCCCGCATCGTGGTTATGCAGATGTCCAAGGTTCCTAGAGGTTTAGTAAGTAAAACTATTTATTTTGTAGACGCTTTGCCTGGAGAGGTGAAGACTGAATATATTGAAAACATCTTAGACGATTACGAATTTTGTAAATCTCAAAACTATCCAAAACCAACCGTTAAAAAGTTTTATGAATTATTCACCAAACTTGTTAAAAAATTTGGGCATTAAGTTAGCTATGGAGTTTGCAAGAGAAAAACGTCCACCCGAAATAAGATTATTTCAAGCTATACTTTTACAGGCTTTTGAGGATTCGTTGTCCTTGAGTGGGTTTAAAAGAGAAACTTATTGGAAAGAAGATAGCCATAAATGGTTTTTGGAGAATGGTAAAGATTTTCAAGACGTATGTTGGAACGCTGATATGGACCCGCAGATGGTCCGTGAGGAATATATTAAGTTGATTGACATTGGTAAAATTAAATTTACAGAGCTGCAGAAGTCATGGATTAACTATCGAGAGTTTTATAGATTGTATCGTAATGCTAAGACTAAAGAGGAAAGGGCAGAAATAAAAAAGAAAGTATACTCGGGTAAGGTAAAAATTAAATAGTGGTCATGGTGGTCTGAAATGTTTTACCCCTGGGGGAGAAATCAAAGAGAGCATAGACTCCACCCCCAGGGACTAATGAAATATTGATCTTTTTTAAGGACCATGGAATTAATATAACAGAATACCGGATACCGGACAATCAATAAATATTTACTATATAGATATCTCAGACTAATGGACAATAAAAAGTACCCCAGGGGGTAATAATGGTGTATCTGGTGTATCTAAACGATTATTAGTCAGTAATATCAATGGTTTTAATCAATTTTAGTGGTGTATCTATGGTGTATCTATGGTGTATCTGGGATACACCAGTCTTGCGGGAACGCAATCAGAAGTTTTAAGGGGTATTACTTTGCGATGAAATAATCTATATAGTAGAAAATATGAGAGGAATAATATTTAAAACAGTCAAAGAAGGATTTAGAAGACTTCATAAAGCTCATAAAGCTGAGGTAAAAAGATCAAAAAAAACTAAAACACCTGTTGTTCCTTTTTCTCTAAAAAAAGCGGATTTCAAAAGAAAGATTAGGGGTACTAAGTTTACAACTTCAGCAGAATTTAAAGCGCAACCAGGTCTCAAAAGAAGAATACGAGTTGGTATTGAAAGAGCTAAAAGAGAAAAGAAAAAATTTAGAAAACCTGTTATTTATGGAAAAGCTTTTGCATCTGATAAAGCAGGTAAAACAATGCAGGTTCAACCTTTGACTTTTGCTCAGAGAAAACAAATGAAAAAAGAGATGGCAGAATCTGCAAAGAGAAATTACCAACTTCTTTTGATGCGTAACAAAAAGAAAGGTGGTTTATCAACAATAAAAATGGTTAAAAGAAAATTAGAAAAAGCATCCGCAGCTCACGCAGGTCAAGCCAAAGCACTTGGTAAAGTAATTGGTAAAAAGAAAATGTTGTTAGGTGGATTGTTAACTACAGGTATAAAAGCAGCTGTAAAAGGCCTAAAAAAGTCAGGAGCAACTACAACAAAATTACAAAGAAAACACATGGCTAAAGATATTAGAGATCATAGAAGTCGTGGTTTTAAAACAGGTTATAAAACAAGAGACATGTCTGATCTTACAAAGAGGAAACACAGATTAGATGCT